TGCTGATGGTGTTGGAACTAAAATTAATATCTGTAGGATTGCTAATGATTACACCACTATTGGTCAGGATCTCGTTGCTATGTGCGTCAATGACGTTATATGTTCTGGTGCTAAACCATTATATTTTCTAGACTATATCTCTGCCAAATCAATCGATACTAATGTCAGTGACATTGTATATGGTATCAATATTGGTTGTACTATGGCAGGGATGGAACTTATTGGTGGAGAAACTGCCGAACATTTCAGAACAAATGATTACGACCTTGCTGGTTTCTGTACTGGTGTCGTAGAGAAGAATGATATTGTTAATGGCAGTAACATTAGACCTGGTGATGTAGTCATTGGTATTGAGAGCAGTGGACTTCATAGTAATGGATATACACTCATCAATGATATGCTGTGGAGAAATTACATCTACTATAAAGAGATGCCAGAACTGCTGAGACCTACCACAATCTATGCCCGTCTAATCCAGCACCTATTGGATGAGGTTCCTATCCTAGGCATGGCACACATCACAGGTGGTGGTATTCCAGAGAACCTTCCTAGATGCCTTCCAGCAGGTCTTACAGTTGATGTTGATTACTCTGCTTGGGAACGACCAGAACTCTTCAATAAGATTCAGCAGGCAGGAGACATTGCTGAGAGTGAGATGCGTAATGTATTCAATCTTGGTATTGGATTCTGTTTAGTTGTACCAAAAGAGGTAGCAACACTAACTCAAAGTTTGATTGTCGATACACCATTCGGTATGAAGTCTTGGATTATTGGAAATGTTATTGATTGGTAACAAATTTTTGCTGCGGTTGATACAGAAGTGTATCATAGTGATACAGTATAATCTATATAATTATGTAATCTGATGGAGACCATTATGAACTTCACCATGACTACCATACTTTTTGGTACAGCAGCATCTCTCTTTAGTTGGGGTGTACTGTATCCTGTTCTGTCCTAATACCTCCTGAACCATGGAAATTCTAGCAATCATCGCAGCAATCTCAGCAACATCATTCGGAGCATATTGGATGACACCTAAAAAATAAATACTAAATATAATTGAATATCGTCGTCGCAGACGGGGAGGTAACTGGCAAAAACCAGTTGACACCTCCCCTTTTTATTGCTAAAATTTGCATGAAGGTGCTTTAGAGTATGTCTATTAAACTTGCTATCTTAAAATCTGGTGAAGATATAGTTGCAGATATCAAAGAATATGTTGATGATGAGGGCAATGTTGTTGCTCTTATTTTTGAAAACCCAGTAGCAGTAAAATTGTTCAGTAATAAATCTGTAGTAGATGCTGAAAAATCTGATGATTTTTCTGTATCTTTTACTAATTGGATTCCACTATCTGCAGAAACAACAATCCCAGTAGATAAAGATTGGGTTGTTACTATAGTCGAACCAATTGATATAGTAAAAAAATCTTATGAGGAGAGAATGAATGGAAGAAGAACAGCAACAGCAACAACTTCAGATGGAAGAACCAGTAGTGATGCTTCTATACCTGATGAACAATCAAATATTAATAAGCCTGATTGAAGAAGTTCCAGCAGAAATAGGAGACCCAAACTGTAAACTTACTAAACCTTTTATTTTAGATCAGTCTAATGGCACACTTGCCCCATGGTTATCTGGTTTTTGTAAAGGAACTGAATTTGCTATATGCTCAGATAAGATCTTGACTCTTACTGAACCAAATAATGAACTACTTGAAAAGTACAAAGAACTTACAAAATGAGATTTTATACCAACGTCTATGAAAAATTCAATAAAATTTTGGTCCGTGGTTATGAAGACGGTAGGTATTTCCAAACACAAGAAGAGTTTCAACCAACTCTTTTTGTAACTTCAAAGAAAAAAACAAATTTTAAAACTCTCGATGGAAGTTTTGTTGAACCAATTCTTCCTGGAGGAATTTTAGATTGCAGAGAATTTTTTAAGAAGTATTCTGAAGTAGAAGGATTTTCTGTTTATGGGAATGATAATTATAAAGCACAATATATTTCAGATAGATATCCTGAAGAAGAAATTAAATTTGATATTAGTAAGGTTCGATTAGTTACAATTGATATTGAGGTTTCTGCTGAATCTGGATTTCCTAATGTTTTTGAATGTGCTGAAGAACTTCTTACAATCACTCTTCAGAATTATAAGACCAAACAAATTATTTGTTTTGCAAATGGACGTGAATACAATAATACTCGTAAAGATGTAAAGTATGTAAAATGTTCTGATGAAATAGATTTGATTAAACAGTTCCTTGCATTTTGGGAATATGATACTCCCGATGCAATTACTGGATGGAATTGTGAATTGTATGATATTCCATACATTGCAGGAAGGATTGAAAGACTTCTGGGAACAAAAGAAGCACGTCGGTTGTCTCCATGGAAAAATGTCCGAAAACGGGAATTTGTTGTTCAGGGTAGAGAGCAAATATCCTATGAGATTGCTGGAGTTTCTGTGATTGATTATTTGGATCTTTATAAGAAGTTTACTTATAAAGCACAGGAATCATATCGTCTTGACCACATTGCATTTGTGGAACTTGGTCAGAAGAAACTTGACCACTCTGAGTTTGAGACCTTTAGGGACTTCTATACGGGAAATTGGCAGAAGTTTGTTGACTACAATATCAAAGACGTTGAACTTGTTGACCGTCTAGAAGATAAAATGAAGTTGATTGAACTTTGTATGACTATGGCATATGATGCAAAGATTAACTATAATGATGTTTTCTTTCAAGTTAGAACATGGGATGCTATCATCTACAACTATCTGAAGAAAAGGAATATAGTAATTCCACCAAAAGATAGGAGTGAAAAAAATGAAAAATATGCAGGAGCATATGTCAAGGAACCGATTCCAGGAAAGTATGACTGGGTTGTTTCTTTTGACCTTAACTCTCTCTATCCTCATCTTATCATGCAGTACAACATCTCACCCGAGACGTTACTTGAGGAAAAACATCCACAAGCAACTGTTAATAGAATTCTTGAAAAGGAAATAACTTTTGAAATGTATAAAGACTATTCAGTGTGTCCTAATGGTGCAATGTATAGAAAAGATGTCAAGGGATTTCTTCCAGAATTGATGGAGAAAATGTATGCAGAACGTGTCATCTTCAAAAAAAGAATGCTTGCGGCAAAGCAAGAGTATGAGAAGACTCCTACTAAAGCACTTGAAAAGGAAATCGCTAGATGTAACAACATTCAAATGGCGAAGAAGATTTCTCTTAATTCTGCTTATGGTGCTATTGGTAATCAATACTTCAGGTATTATAAACTAGCAAACGCAGAAGCAATTACTTTGTCTGGGCAGGTATCAATTCGTTGGATAGAAAGTAAGATGAATCACTACCTAAATAAACTGTTGAAAACGGATAACTCAGATTATGTTATTGCTTCTGATACTGATTCCATCTACCTTAATCTTGGTCCTTTGGTTGACCGTGTATACAAAGGCAGAAAGGAGAGTAGTGAGAAGATTGTGGGGTTCCTTGATAAGATCTGTAAGATGGAACTTGAGCCTTATATTGAGAGTTCTTACGAAGAATTGGCCAACTACGTAAATGCATACGATCAAAAGATGCAGATGAAACGGGAGAACATTGCTGACCGTGGAATCTGGACTGCTAAGAAACGATACATTCTTAATGTCTGGGATAGTGAGGGTGTTCGTTATGATGAACCAAAACTAAAAATTATGGGTTTAGAAGCAGTCAAATCATCCACTCCTGCCCCCTGTCGTCAAATGATTAAGGATGGTTTGAAGTTGATGATGAATGGTAGTGAGGATGATGTAATTAATTTTATTGAAAAATCTAGGGAAAAATTTAATAATTTTGCTCCAGAGGAAATTTCTTTTCCTAGAACTGCATCTGATGTAATGAAACATAGAGCATATGCAACAATTTATGGAAAGGGGACTCCAATCCATGTTCGTGGTGCTTTGTTGTTTAATCATTATATTAAGGAAAAGAAGTTAGATAAGAAATATGCTCTTGTCCAAAATGGTGAAAAGATTAAATTTTGTTATTTGAAACTTCCCAATCCAATTCGTGAAAATGTTATCTCTTACATCCAAGAATTTCCAGTCGAATTGGGACTGGACAAATATATTGATTATGAACTACAATTCAATAAAGCATTCTTGGACCCTATGAAGGTTATCCTTGATGCTATTGGTTGGAAAGTCGAAAAAACTGTAACACTAGAATCTTTTTTCTCTTAATGGAATTACCTATCAACGATAAAGAACTTAATACGATTATATCTGCATTACGTTTAGGAGGAGATACTGCTCTCTATCAAAAATTAAAAATCATCAGGGAAATTCGTGAGGATAATCCTGGTGGTGCTTATAAAAAAATTGCTCGTGAAAAATTTGGATTTGTAATTTAATGGACTTTTTAAAAGATATTGTAAATGAAATTGGAGGAGAATACACAAAGCTGGCAGCGGACATCGATGAAACAGAAACTTACGTGGACACGGGTTCGTACATCTTTAACGGAGTTGTTTCAGGTAGTTTATTTGGTGGTGTTTCTGGGGATAAGATTACTGCCATTGCTGGGGAGTCTAGTACTGGCAAAACTTTCTTCTCTCTTGCCGTCGTCAAAAACTTCTTGGATTCTAATCCTGATGGGTATTGCTTATATTTTGACACTGAAGCCGCTGTTAACAAGTCTCTTCTTGCAAGTAGAGGGATTCCACTAGACCGATTGGTGGTTGTTAATGTAGTCACTATTGAAGAATTCCGAACTAAGACACTTAAAGCAGTTGATCTTTATTTAAAAAAATCTGAAGATGAACGCAAACCTTGTATGTTTGTTTTGGATTCTTTGGGGATGCTTTCTACTAATAAAGAGATTAATGACGCTTTAGATGATAAACAGGTTCGTGATATGACAAAATCACAACTGATTAAAGGTGCTTTCAGGATGTTGACATTGAAGTTGGGACAGGCTAAGATACCAATGATCGTCACTAACCACACTTACGATGTCATTGGTTCTTATGTCCCTACAAAGGAAATGGGAGGAGGCTCTGGTCTCAAGTATGCAGCAAGTACAATCATCTATCTCAGCAAAAAGAAAGAGAAGGATGGAACAGAAGTCATTGGTAATCTTATCAAAGCAAAGACTGCTAAGTCACGTTTAAGTAAGGAGAATAAAGAGGTAACTATACGTCTATATTATGATGAACGTGGTCTTGATCGATATTATGGTCTTCTTGAATTGGGTGAGATTGGAGGACTTTGGAAAAACGTTGCAGGTCGTTATGAAATGAACGGCAAGAAAGTTTATGCCAAAGCAATTTTAAAAGACCCAGAACAATACTTTACTCCAGAAGTCATGCAAAAACTTGATGTGATTGCAAAAGGCGAATTTAGTTATGGTTAATTTAAATGAGTTTATACATGTAGATGAAGGTCATCTTGAACCAACTATATGTGACTATTTAATTGAAACTTTTGAAACAAATAAGGATAAACATCAAAGAGTTGACAAGGAAAAAAAACCAAGTTTTACTTATGTAAATTTAACCGAGAATCAACAGTTAACAAATCAAACAGGTATTCTTCATCAGCATATTGTAAATAAAATAATCCAAAAAAGAGATGAATATTATGATGCAATGGACTGTAGAGTTTTTCCCGAAGACCATTCATTTGAGCATTTGAAAATTATACGATACAATAATGATGGCAATGATGCTTTTAATGCTCACGTAGATACCTACAATGAAAACACGTCAAAGAGATTTCTTGGTTTTATTTGGTTTCTAAATGATGTTGAAAATGGTGGTGAGTTGCAATTTCGTGATAAAACAATTTATCCAACAAAGGGAAGATTGGTGATATTCCCTTCAACATGGACTTTTCCATATAAGGAAAATGAACCAGTTGATAGACCAAAATATATTATTACTTCGTACTTGCATTATAACTAATGGAACATATTGAGACTACTATTCTTAGGAATTTACTTTTCAACAATGATTACTGCAGAAAAGTATTACCTTTTATTAGAGATGAATATTTTGAAAACCTTCATGAGAAAGTAGTCTTTGAGGAGATTTGTAAATTTATTGTTGCATATGAACAACTTGCAACTAAAGAAGTTCTTTTGATTGAAGCAGAAAAGAGAACTGACATTACAGAAGAAACCTATAGAACTATTTGTGAATATGTTTCAAAACTTGATAATACTGAGGTAGAAGAAAAGTGGTTAACTGACACTACTGAAAAATGGTGTAGAGATAAAGCAATATATCTTGCACTTATGGAATCTATTAAGATTGCAGATGGACAAGATGAAAAGAAAAGTCGTGATGCTATACCAAGTATTCTTCAAGATGCGTTAGCAGTATCATTTGATAATAATATTGGTCATGATTACTTTCAGGACTATGAGCAAAGATATGATTTCTACCACCAGACTGAGGAGAAGATTCCGTTTGACTTGGAATTCTTCAACAAGATTACAAAGGGTGGACTTCCTAATAAAACTCTTAATATTGCTCTTGCAGGCACTGGTGTGGGTAAGTCTCTCTTTATGTGTCATGTTGCCGCTGCTGCTCTTTTACAAAATAAAAATGTTTTGTATATCACAATGGAAATGGCTGAAGAAAAGATTGCTGAACGTATTGATGCAAATCTTTTGAATGTCAATATTCAGGATATTGAAACATTACCTAAGATAATGTTTGAAACTAAAGTAAATAAGATTAGTAAGAAAAGTCAAGGTACTTTAATCATCAAAGAATACCCAACTGCGAGCGCACATAGTGGACATTTTAGAGCACTTCTTAATGAGCTTGCACTTAAGAAGTCATTTAGACCTGATATTGTTTTCATTGATTACCTTAATATATGTGCTTCCGAAAGATATCGCGGTAATCTTTCTGTTAATTCATATTCATATATTAAGGCTATTGCAGAAGAGCTTCGAGGGTTGGCTGTTGAAACCAAGGTCCCTATCGTATCTGCCACCCAGACCACTCGTTCTGGTTATGGTAGCTCTGATGTTGACATTACTGACACTAGTGAGTCCTTTGGTCTCCCTGCTACTGCTGATCTTATGTTTGCCCTTATCTCTACTGAGGAACTTGAACAACTTGGCCAAATAATGGTGAAGCAATTGAAGAACCGGTATAACGATCCAACAATGAATAAAAGATTCGTAGTTGGTATTGATAGAGCAAAGATGAGGTTATATGATGTTGAGCAAAGTGCTCAGAAAGATTTACTTGACTCTGGTCAAGATGAGGAGTATGATAATGAAAAAGAAAATGCATCGATGAGTGACAAGTTTGGAGGATTTAAATTCTAATGAACGGATACTATTCTGTATTTAATCCTAGAGGAGAAAAGATTGCCGACTGCAGTACTGGAAAAGATGCAGTCAATCTCATGCACATGAGAAATGCTAGATGGGATGGGCATTATTATAGTTTCATTCCTCTTCCAGGTGATATCATTGATGTAAATTCTACTAAGCAACTTCCTACCAAAGATATTGTCGTCAATATGGACGGTGGTGTTGGAGGCAGTTGGCAGGAAGTAGAATATATTGAAGTTGGTGGTCAAAAGATTCCAACACAACAAGAACTGCCCGAACATTGCCAAGAACCATTTATTCCTGATTTTCATGACTAGTAAAGTAAACACTGATGCATACCTTGAGTTTGTGAATGCTGTTACATCAGAACCAAGTAAAAATGCTGATGCATTTGAGTATCGTATTCAAGAACTTCGTGGAGAAGGATTTGAAACACATCGTCTCCTCACTGCTGCTGTAGGAATGTCTGCTGAGGCAGGTGAGTTTACTGAAGTTATAAAGAAGATTATCTTTCAAGGTAAACCAGTAAACGAAGAGAATCTGTTTCATCTCAAACGTGAACTAGGTGATGTCATGTGGTATGTTGCACAGGCATGTATGGGACTCAATGTTTCTCTTGATGAAGTCATTGAGATGAATGTTGATAAACTCAAAGCACGTTATCCTGGTGGAGATTTTGATGTCCACTATTCTGAGAATCGTCAAGAAGGTGATGTTTAATTAATATCTAAATATTCTTCCCTAGTTTCTAAATATATGAAACTAGGGAGTTTTTTTTTATGCATTCAAATGTTGCATTGATTGGTAAACAATATGAACAGTCTTTACGGACTAAATTAAAGGCTATCTTCAAAAGAATTCCTAATACAGCAGGGTTTGGAAGTGGTCCTGACTTAACAATACCTTTCCCTAGTAATCCTAGACAAAATCTTTTAGTTGAAGTTAAGACAAGCACTGGTGCTGACTTTGGGCAAAAGGCAGTTACATTTGATGGTAGAAGTTGGATTCCTAAAGTAACAGGCCAAGAACCTCTACAAATTGTTGAATTATATAATCAAATGTTTACTCAATATAATGTTGGGAAAAAAATTACAGAACTTTGGAAATTACCAAATGAATCGATAACTGGTGAAGATTTACGTCAAATAGTTACTGATGATAGTATGAGTAAAATATTATTTTATGACAAACTTTTATCAGAATCTACAGGACAAAGTACCCCATTTCCAACGAAAAAAATAGCATCTGGAAAAGATGTGATTTCTAATATTATAAACTATTACAACGCAAAGGGAATTAATTATATTCAAATAAAAGGAAGTGGATTTTATACCATGGGAAAAGATATTGCTAATTTAAATCAAACATTGGGTATAAAAATACCACAGTTTAATCCTTCTTCCGCAGATTTAATCATTAGGGGAAAATCAAGTAATTCAAAAAGAACATTTAGTCCAACTTTGACTTTGAAATCTGCCACTGTTCAGTCCAGTAAGTATAATTTAGATGATATGTCATTTAGAAATCTGTTATATAATAATCTATAAATACTTAAAAGTAGTATAATAATGAAGAGTTTTGCCAATTTTTTCACAGAAGCAGTAGAGACTTTAGCATCTACAGAAGCAAAGAACCGTGGACTTGTTGGAAATGGTCATGGTGATTGGTACGATGCACAAGGAAATTTTGTAGCAAAAACTGTTGGTGGTAAGTTAAAGTATTATGGTCAAGGTGATACTGTATCTAAGGACGGTATACCTGGTGAAGAAATAAAGAAGAAGGGGAAAGTACAGCAACAACCTGAACCACAAGAAGAAGTACCGGAAGAGAATGGTGTTGTTGTGACTATTGGAAGATTTAATCCTCCATCAAAAAATCATGAGTCTTTACTGAAAGCAGGTTTTAGAGAAGCAAAAAGAAGAGGATATGAGTATAGAATTTATCCTAGTAGAATACAGGACGACTTGTCCAATCCGTTGAGTGCTGCAGATAAGGTTCAGTATCTTCAATTATTATTTCCATCTTATGCTGACTATATTGTTGATAATGATGAAAGCAAGACTATCTTTGATATATTATCTTCCATTTATAATGATGGATATACCGAAGTAGTTATTGTTGTTGGTCAAGATAGGTTAGGTGAATTTCAAGGATTAGTTCATAAAGCAAATGGGGAATCTTATTCCTTTAACAGTGTTGAGGTAGTTTCTTCTGGAATGAAAGATCCAGATAGTGATGTTGAAGACCCAGGTTCTTCGTCACTCATGAGAACTTCTGTTGCTATGAATGATTTTGATAAATTTAAAATAGGTATCCCACCTGGTGTTGATACTGGAGTATCGAAACAGATGTTTGATACATTAAGAAAAAATATGAATGTGTCATCTAAAACAGAAGCATGGAAAATTGTTCCAGAGTTGGATGAAGATGGATTGAGGTGGAATTATAAGGAAAATGGGTTATATGAGATTGGTTCTTTTGTTGAGAACTTAAATACTGGTTTAATTGGTGAAGTTATAAGGAGAGGTGCAAATTATCTTATATGTGTAACGGAAGATGAGGTAATGTTTAAAAGTTGGTTGAAAGATGTTAGAGAGTTCTATGAAATTGGAACTACAGAGTATCTTAATCATGTGCAAAAAATTACACCAGGAGAACGAGTTAGGTTATTTGGTGATACTGTTAAAACGATAAATAAAGATAGAAAAAAGCTAATTCGTAAAAAATGACTAGTTGGGATTATAACCTTTACGAAAAACAAGTGACTGCTGCTGATAAAAAGAAAGCAGGAGATAAGGTCATTGCGGACTTGCGAGGTGATAAAAAAAAGGAAGATAAGAAAAAGAAATCTGACTATACTGAGTATTTAAAACAACAACTTGCTTTTAAGAAAGAGAAGTATGAAGATCAGAAAAAAAGACAATTAGAAAAACTTAAGGGGCAAGGTAAAAAAGATGTAGATAAGAGTAAGGAGAAAGCAAAACAGTCTTTACGTAATGTGAAGATACAAACAATCAGTTCTAAAGAAGGTGGTGCCACTGCAATGCAGAAGGCAGGTGAAAACGTTGCATCACTTGCTGGTGGAGTTGCTGGTGCTGCTTTTCATGGTGCAAGAGCACTTATGAAAAAGAGAAAGTTAGATAAGCAAAAGAAGGAAGCAGAAGCAAAGCAAGCAGATAAGAAAGAACCAGGTAACCCTGGAAGACCTAAGAAAAAGATGGTCGCAGAACCATCTACTACTGCTAGAACTTCACAACCATATAGAATAAAAAGGAAAGATGAAGGACAAAAGAGATTGATGCCTTCTTCTGGATCTGAAAAGAAATCAGAATCAACTCCAAAGAAATCTGTTTCTGCTGGTGTTCCTAAAAAACCAAAACAAGATAATCAGAGAGTTAAGAAAGTAAATGTTTCTGTGATTGAAAAACCACAAGCAAAGATTTCTGGAACACCAGAAACTAAAAAACTTTCACCTTCTGTTCCTAAATTACCTCCTGCAGGACCAAAAAAACTACCTGCTGCTGGGGAAACCTCTGCATCTTCTGATGAATCCGTTGGGCAGAAGGCAAGAAAGGATAAAAAAATGAGAGAAAAACTAATCAAAGACAGGGAGAAACCAATGGAATCTTATTCAAGTTGGAGAGATGAAATTTTATTTGAAGAATTTCTATCTGAGATAGAAGAGAAAAAACAAGAAAAGAAAGTTATTGATATAATGAAGGGAAAGAATAAAGTTATTATCAATCCTCCTATGGGTGAAGAATATTCTTTAGGTCAGCTGTTAGAGAAAAAGTTGGCATTGTATGAAGTAACACCTGCTCCAAAAACAAACAAAGAGACCGATGCTGGTTATAGAGGTGGTAGAGCACTTACCAACATGGGTAGGGATCTTGGTCAGGGTGTGACTACAAGTCTCGGAAACCTGTTCCGAGGTAGACGTGAGACTCCCAAGAACAATCCTGCAGCTTTTAGAAATCGGGAGAGAATAAACAAAGTCGCTACGTTCTTAAACCCGACCAGTAAAGACTTTGGTAAACTACCCACCAACAATGGTTCTAAGACTCGTGCTTCTACACCTGCTGCACAAACACAAATAGACAAAAATAGTAAAGAACGCAGAACTAATACAGATTTTTTTGGTACGGGTGCAGGTACAAATAAATCTAAACCACCTGTTAAACCTGCAGCATCTGATAAACCTGTTAATCCTGTTAAACCTGCAGCATCTGATAAACCTGTTAATCCTGTTAAACCTGTCAGACCTCAAGCACCTGTTAAACCTGCAGCATCTGTCAGACCTCAAGCACCTGTTAAACCTGCGGCATCATCTAGAGATAGGATGGCAAATGCCTCCAAGGCAGACCGCATGTCTGCTTGGGCAAAGGCAAATCCAAAACTTGCTGCTGCAAAAAAAGAAAGAGATCGTACTAGAGGAACGAATCAGACTACGAATCCTTTGATGAAGAAAAAGATTACTGAAGGAATTGCTGATGATCCAAAATCTGGAGCTTTAGGTCAATTAGTAAGACTTGGACAGAAGATGTTTGGTAACGCATCACAAAGAAATTCTGCTGTAAGTTACGAGAAGTCTTATGATGATATTAATAGGCGCAGGGGACAGGGTGTTGGTACTAGAAAAACTGTAACCAAAGGTGAGATTGGCGCAGAAACCGCTGGTCGCCGTAGGGCAGACCCCAACTACAAGCCTGGTCAAGGTGTTGATAGTGGTCAAAAGCTTACCGTCAATAAGCCAGCATCTAACAATCCACCAGCATCTAACAATCCACCAGCACTATCTAAACCATCTCCTACTGCAAGACAGCAAGCAGATGTAAAAACTAGAGCAACTTATGATAAACTTCGTAAGTCAGATCCAAAACTTGCTGCAAAGTATGGTATGGCAGCATCTCGTTCTAGGTTTGGTAATCAACTAAAACCAAAAACTCCTAACCCACTAATGAAGGGTTTTACGAGACCAGCAGCTGGTTCAGTCCCAAAACCACCAGCACCTAAAGTTGTGAAACCAGCAGCTGGTTCAGTCCCAAAACCACCAGCACCTAAAGTTGTGAAACCAGCACCTGGATCTGTCTCCTCTCAGAGTGGATCTACTAGAGGAACAACAATTAAGAATTCTGTGGAATACCCAGAAATCTCTAACCTTCTTTCTGAAATTCAAGGAGGTCTATGGGAAGGAGCAGCATGGACAAAAAAGTCCGGTAAGTCAGAATCAGGTGGACTCAATGAGAAAGGACGCAAGTCTTATGAAGCAGAGAATCCTGGTTCTGACTTAAAAGCACCATCCAAAAAGAAAGGTAACAAGAGAAGAGCATCATTCTGTGCTAGAATGAAGGGAATGCGTAAGCGCCAGAAACCATCTAATAATACTGGTGAAGATCGTCTGTCTAAATCACTTAGAGCGTGGAACTGCTGAGTGTAATTGTTTACCGGGGGTAAATTATTTGATTAATTGTCCTAAATAATTCAAAACAATATGAGGTTAATTATGTTTTCATTTTTACTTCCATTAGCATCAAAAATTATTTCTGACGCAGTTGCTAAGATTCCCGAGAACGAGGAACTTGGTGAAAAGTTAGTTGAGATTTGTCTAGTGATTCTTAATAAAGCAGTTAAACTGACTAAGACTACTATGGACGATGAACTACTTGCGGTAGTTGAAAAGGCAATTCTTTCAAGGGATGAAGAGGCATCTTCTAACTAATATAATATTTAAAGTATAATGGGAGGAGATATTTTTCTCCTCCTTTTGTATGTGGATGTTTTTATAAATAAGTTTAGGAAAAATTTTACGGAAAGGTTAACATGGCACTCTGGGGCAAACAGGATACCGTATATTCAACAGGAAATATTACTACCATCACCACTGAAGGTGTTATTACTGGCAATGGCACTACTTGGAATTCAGGTAATGGTGTTGTCCCTGGGTTAGTTATTTCTATGGGATCATATGGTAGTGGTGTAATTAAGTCAGTCGATTCTACTACTCAAGTAACTCTTGCTAGTGCTTCTGGTATTACAGATGGTTCGGGATTAACACAGGCATACAACATGTCCGAACAACCAAAATATACAGTAGAAGATAGTAACTATTCTGCTACTGAAATTTTTGGTGTAGATGCAACTGAGGTTGGAGTTGCTGCCACCACTGCATATGCAGTATCACATGCTGGATGGGTTGGAATGACAACCTATGTTGATAATCACGGCAATCTTAGAGTCAAGCATGAAGTATTAGTTGCTGGTAGTTCAATTACCGGTGATGCTGCTGATGATGCTAAGTTTGCTGAATAATTAAACTATAAATTAGAATATGTTATTTAATGAGTTGAACGAAGATAATTATCTTTTATTTGCAATAAAGCATTATGAAAATCCTGCTGCTGTTACAAAGGATGATTTTTATGAGGACCTGAAAAGGTTTAAGTGGATAAAAAGATTATTGAAACGATATAAAAAAGAAGGTGAGTTAAAAGCTCACCTTCTTATTAATCATTTTATAATTCTCTATAATGTTTTTGGTGATGCAACTACACCGTTATTATTTTATAAACTTGAAAAAGAATATTGGGAAATAGTTAAAACATTTGTTGTTTATCTTGGAAGGTTGCCTGAGTACCCACACACTACTATTCATGATATAGAAGTGGATAAAAAATGTATGGAATTCCTAAGGAGTGTTTAATGATGGATAAAATAGATAAATTAATTTTTATCATTAGGGAGGAAATGGCAGTTGCTGCGCCAACTAATTCTGTTTCTGCCGGTAAAATCGCAGGAACAGTTGAAGCAGGTGATGATCCACCTGTAAAAAGGAGGAAAACTAAAAATTACATTTATGGTACAGGATATAGAAAACTCTGGAATAAAAAGTAATGGCACTTGGTCTTGGTAGATTAGCAGTTTTGGAAAGTAAACTGAGCATTTATGAAGATCTCTCTAAAGAGATGCTTGACAAGCTCGAAAGAGCAGTAGGTACAATTTCAGAAAACAGCAATAGAGTTGCTGTAATCTTGGAGCGCCATGAAAATCGTTTAGATGAATCTGAACGTGCTGATAAACTCATCATCGGTATGTTGGAAGAGATGAAGGAAAGGCAACAGAGAGATATGGATATGATGCATGAGCGAATTAGCAAGGTTCAAAAGAAAACAGAAAGCAATGCTAGGTTTGTCATTGCTACCTCTGCTGTCTTGACAACCCTTGTGACAGTATTACAAGTGTTCCCTCCTGTCTTCAAATTGTTGACACCAACTGAAAAGGTCAGTAATATAGAGGGAACGCACGTTGAGATTATTGGATGAGTATTGTTGATTCCAAGTATATTGGATTGGTTTCTTCTCGTTTAGTGAAATTTGCAAAGAAAAAAGAAGGTCTTTACAACTTTAGATGTCCTTATTGCGGAGACTCGCAGAAGCATAGGAATAAGGCAAGAGGGTATCTTTATAAACTAAAGAATGATCATAACTTTAAATGTCACAATTGTGGTGCATCTAGGACATTTACTAATTTCTTAAAGGACATCGATCCTGTTCTTTATGACCAGTATGTGATGGAAAGATATAAGAAAGGTTTGACTGGAAAGGGAAGTCAAACAAAGAAACCTGATTTTAAATTTGAAAAACCGGATTTCTCCAAAAAAACATTCGATTTGCCAAATATTGAAGAACTAAATAAAGAACATCTGGCAAGACAATACTTAGAAAAAAGAAAAATCCCACAGGAATATTTTCGTGATTTGTATTATTGTGAAAAATTCAAAACTTGGACTAATAAACAAAAACATACTTTCGATAACTTAAATAACGAAGAACCAAGAATCATTATTCCTCTAAGATATGAAGGAAAAATCTTTGGGTTTCAAGGAAGAAGTTTACAGAAAGAATCAAAAATTAAATATATTACTATTATTCTAGATGATACTAAACCTAAATTATATGGACTTGATAAAATCAGAAAAGATGACCCAGTATTCATTACAGAAGGACCATTCGATAGTACGTTTATTCGCAACTCAATTGCTATGTGTGGAGCTGATGCTAATATTAGTGACTGGGGGATTAGCAATCCTGTTTGGGTCTACGATAACGAACCACGTAATAGAGAAATCCTCCAACGAATTGATAAAACCATCAATAGTGGAAACTCTGTAGTAATCTGGCCATCAAATATTAAAGAAAAGGACATCAATGATATGGTATTATCTGGACTTGATGTTATGTGTGTGATAGAATCAAATGTATTCTCTGGACTAGAGGCAAAACTTAAATTTACTAATTGGAAGAAAATATGACCAACGGAACAAGAGTCGTTAAAAGAAATGGTAGGACAGAACCTCTCCATTTAGAGAAGATGCATTTGATGGTTGATGAAGCATGTCAAGATTTGGCAGGTGTATCTGCTTCTCAAGTAGAGATGCAGTCTGGTATTCAATTTTATGATGGAATTACTACAGCAGAAATTCAAGAAATCTTGATTCGTTCTGCCTCAGATTTAATTAATCTTGATAATCCAAATTATCAATTTGTTGCAGCAAGACTTCTTTTATTTTCTGTAAGGAAATCACTTTATGGCAAGACAAAGGACCATCCAGAGTTCTTTGAACACATTGAAAAATGCGTAAGATTATCAGTGTATGATGAAAGTATCTTTAATAAGTATACTAATGATGAACTTATTAAAGCAGGAAACTATATTGATCATCATCGTGATTTTCTGTTTACATATGCAGGTCTAAGACAGGTTGTAGATAAATATCTAGTCCAAGATCGAAGTTCTGGAAAAGTCTACGAGACACCCCAGTTCATGTATATGATGATTGCTTTGACTATTTTTGCAGAATACCCAAAGGAGACAAGACTGTCTTATGTCAGACGATACTACGACGCAATCAGCAAGCACAAAATCAACATCCCAACACCAATCATGGCGGGAGTTCGGACACCACTCCGTCAATTTGCATCTTGTGTTCTCGTTGATGCTGATGACACCCTCGATAGTATCTTTAGCAGCGATATGGCTATTGGTAGGTACGTCGCACAGAGGGCTGGTATCGGTATTAACGCAGGCAGAATCCGTGGCATCAATGCTAAAATCAGAGGCGGAGAGGTACAACACACAGGCGTTATCCCCTTCCTTAAAAAGTTTGAAGCAACTGTCAGATGTTGTACACAAAACGGCATCAGAGGTGGTTCTGCTACAGTTCACTTTCCTATCTGGCACCAGGAAATAGAAGATATTATTGTTCTCAAGAACAATAAAGGAACAGAAGACAATCGAGTGAGGAAACTTGACTACTCAATCCAAATTTCAAAACTTTTCTACGAACGTTTCATCCAGAATGGAGAGATTAGCTTATTCTCACCGCATGACGTACCAGGTCTCTATGATGCTTTTGGTACTGATACATTTGACGCTTGCTATGTGGACTATGAATCAAATCAGTCTGTTCCAAGAAAGACTATCGGTGCTCAGGAACTCTTTCTAGATCTTTTGAAAGAACGTGCAGAAACTGGTCGCATCTATTTGATGAATATTGACCACTGTAACTCACATTCCTCTTTTAAAGATAAGATTGAGATGTCCAATCTTTGCCAAGAGATTACTCTTCCTACTAAACCGTTGAATCATATCGATGATTCTAATGGTGAGATTGCTCTTTGTATTCTTTCTGCTATCAATATTGGTAAGGTAAAATCTGATGAAGAGTTTGAAGAACTATGTGACCTTTCTGTCCGTAGTCTTGAAGAACTAATTGATTATCAGGACTATCCTGTAAATGCTGCTGAGAGGTCCACAAAGGCACGTAGGTCTCTTGGTATAGGATATATTGGTCTTGCTCATTATCTTGCCAAGTTGGGTTATAATTATGACTCCCAGGAAGCATGGGATGCTGTACATGGATTATCAGAATCCTTTCAGTATTATCTTTTAAAATCATCAAATGAAATTGCAAAAGAAAAAGGTGCTTGCGAGTACTTTTCTCGCACTAAGTATTCTGATGGTATTCTTCCGATTGATACATATAAGACAGATGTAGATGAAATTACTAACCAGGAGTTATCACATGATTGGGAGTCTCTTAGGGCATCTATCACTACCCACGGTCTTAGGCACTCAACATTGTCCGCACAAATGCCTTCAGAAAGCAGTTCCGTTGTGTCAAATGCAACCAATGGAATCGAACCACCAAGAGATTATCTGTCCATTAAAAAATCCAAAAAAGGGCCCCTTAAACAAATTGTTCCTCAGTATCAAACACTAAAGAATAATTATACTCTCCTGTGGGAAATGCCTAATAATAATGGATATATTAATGTAGTTTCTGTAATGCAAAAATTCTTTGACCAGGCAATATCAGGTAACTGGAGTTACAACCCAGAGAATTATCCTGATAATGAAGTCCCTGTATCTGTCATGGCACAGGATTTGCTTAAAACATATAAGTACGGATGGAAGACTTCTTATTATCAAAACACATATGATAATAAAAAAGACGAAATCACTGACGAAAAAGAAAACGTAGACCAATTAATTACAGAACTATTAAGTTTAGAAGGAGAAGAAGACTGTGAATCCTGTAAAATTTAGAGCAAACTCAGACGAGACCACTAGCAATATAGTCAAAGGAATGACAGTATTTAATACAAATAAGACAGACAGTAAAAAACAACCAATGTTTTTTGGTCAACCTCTGGGTATCCAGAGGTATGATTCATACAAGTATCCCGTCTTTGATAAATTAACAACTCAACAACTAGGATACTTTTGGAGACCGGAAGAAGTTTCACTGCAAAAGGATCGTTCTGATTATCAAACATTGCGTCCTGAGCAGAAGCATATTTTTACTTCTAATTTGAAGTATCAAATTCTTTTAGATTCTGTTCAAGGTCGTGGTCCTGGCATGGCATTCATTCCATATTGCTCTTTACCTGAACTAGAAGCATGTATGGAAGTCTGGGGATTCATGGAAATGATTCACAGTCGTTCATACACTTATATCATTAAGAATATATATTCAAATCCATCGGATGTTTTTGATACTATTCTAGATGATGAACGAATTTTAGAACGTGCAAGTAGTGTTACTCATGCTTATGATGAATTCATTAAAGCAGCACAGCACTATGGTAATACTGATGATTGGAAACATGCACAAGATAATGCGGGTAGTTTCCGAGAATCTCGTCGTGAACTAAAACGCAAACTTTATAGAGCAGTTGCTAATGTCAATATACTCGAAGGTATCAGGTTCTATGTTTCGTTCGCTTGCTCGTTTGCGTTTGGTGAACTCAAACTTATGGAGGGATCCGCTAAAATCATCTCTCTCATCGCACGAGACGAAAATCAGCATCTTGCAATTACTCAAAACATCATCAACAAGTGGCATCAAGGAGATGACCCAGAAATGGCAGAAATTGCGAAAGAGGAAGAAGAGTGGGTAATTAATGCTTTCCGAAATTGTGTTGAAGAAGAAAAATCATGGGCAGAATACTTATTCAAAGATGGATCTATGATTGGTCTAAACGATAAACTCCTTCATCAATATGTGGAATGGATTGCAAATCGCAGAATGAAGTCTATTGGGATTAAACCAATTTACAATATTCCTGCAAAAAATAACCCCCTGCCATGGACTGAGCATTGGATTTCATCTAAGGGTCTTCAGGTTGCACCTCAAGAAACTGAAGTAGAGTCTTATGTAGTTGGTGGAATTAAGCAAGATATGAAGAAGGATGCATTCTCTGGTTTTCAACTATAAAAACAACTAAATAGTTGAAAACCATTGTGCATTGGTATGTCTATTGTAAACGATATTGCTAATTTATATAAGACTATCTCTGAAGAGGTTACCCCATCAGAAAAAAGAGTAATGAAACCTGACCATAGAAATCCTAAGGGTAAGGCAGAAAAACCTAGAGGTGGGGATCCTCGATCAAAAGAAGAGATAGATGAAGCAAGTTTTGATATTGGACCAGGGCACAAAGGTGCTATGAGAGGTAGTAAGATTTATAATAAAGGGAAAAGTACAACTAATCCTAATGAGAAGGATGCTTTCTTAAAGAAATCTGGAGCACAACTTCCTCCTCTAGCTAAAAAGAAACCATCAATACAAATGGCTGGTTACGAATCAGAAGGTGAAAACCTTGACGAAGTTATTGGTGGTCGTCCTGGTGACGGATATATTGGGCATCCAAATCTTAATATCAAAAATCCACTTGCGAAAAAACAAGTAAAATCACCAACAGGAAATAAGGGATTGGCAGGTAGACTTGGTGATAGAAATATGAGACTTAAGCAAATGATGAATCAGTCATTTGAATCAGAAGGTGGTGATATTCAAGAAAGGGAAGAATCAAATATTGGTGGTGGCAATCTAAAGAAACTCTCAGTAAAAGCATCAAAGAGAATTGATACTAATGTTTCTGGTTTTGTAGATAAGAACGATAAGTCTATGGGTAACTATGGTGAGTTTGTTCCATCTGTAGATGGTAAGAAAAAAGTAGTAACTAAAATTGGTGAAGGAGCAGAAGATCAAAAGTTCTGCCCATTCTGTAATAAAATGGAAACAAAGTCCGAGTGCTCATATGGACCAGAGGTATGGGAAAAGTCTGGAATTCCAATGTTCTCTGCAAAAATATATGAAGCAAACGAACGCGGTATGTCACATGATGACACATATAGTATAATGAGCAATCATCAATATTCCAAAAAACAATTATGGGATATGCAAAAGAAAGCAACAGAACGTGGAGATCACGGTGTTGCTTCTGGCATCTATTCACGTTGGAAAGAAATGAAGAACGAGGACTTTGTTTCTGAAAGAGCATTGGATGATGCTGAAAAGAATGAGAAAGAAAGAATCGTTAAAGGTCTTAAAAAACGTGCCAGTGATTTTAAAAAGAAATATGGTGATGATTATAAATCGGTAATGTATGCCACTGCTACTAAAACAGCAAAGAAGAATATGGATACATCAAAGTCGGATGCTCGTTATGCAGTAGAAGACGTTGATTATATTGAAGAGAAGGCAAGAGGAACAAGGAAAAAGTCTACAGTTCATGCATATGATGTAGATGAAACATTATTTTCCCATGGTAAAAAGGGAAAACCAAATGTAAAAGTCCATGTAAATGATTCAAGTGGAAAGAGAGTAAAGAGTTTAAGTAACCAGGAATTCAATACTCACAAATTAGATAAAGGACATAAGTATGATTTTGGTGAGTTCCAAAGTGCTAAGAAGTTCAAAGAAACTTCTGCATCTAATAAAAAAGTAGTTAAGGATATTAAGAGAAAAGTTTCTAGAGGTAAGAACGTCCACTTAGTTACTGCCCGTGCTAAGTTTGATAATCCAAGTGAGTTTCATGGACACCTTAAGAAGCATGGAATTAATGTTGATAAGAAAAATATTCACTACACTGGTGGAATGAGTAAAGGATCAAATAAAGATCTTGATGTTGGTAAGAAGAAAGTAAAGGTTGCTGATGCTATTGCTAAAAAAGCAGGTGCAAAGAAGGTGCATATGTATGATGATGCAGCAAAAGTCCATAAGGGGTTTGAAGCAGCAAAGAAAGATAATCCAACTTCGATGAAGTATAAGACACATATGGCTGCACCAGATAAGAAAACTGGTGAAACAAAAATTCGTTCTTATCAAGCAACTAAGAAAGAAGAAACCGCATATGATTACTGGAAGCAGTCTATTTCTTGATTTTCTTCGTGGGACACATGTAAATCCTTAAAAATACTTATATACTAAATATAAGTATATAACGGTTGTTACTACTTTCCCGGTAAGAAAATGAAGAAGGAAGATTTAAGTGCGTTACAAAATCTATATACAGGTATTTTTACTGAAGATTCTGAAGCATCTGTAACAGATAAGCCAACAACGGCAAAAACCATTACAGACGGTCTTGGTATCTATGAAAATCATATCAAGTCTACAGGGTCACCTGTTCCTCAAAAGCAAGTTACTTTAAGTGAAGACTTACAAGTAGTAACACAAATAACATCGTCTACCCCATCAACAACACCACTTAAGTCTTCTGGTGGACTTCTTGGTAATTCTGAGTGGGGTTCGGTATCAACAGTTAATGATATTTCCGAATTATACTCCTCAATGTATGAGGAGAAGAAGGAAGACCAGGATAAGGATGGTGATAACGACTTTGATGATGTTCGTATCGCAAGAATGATTGCTTCTGGTATGTCCAAAGAAGAAGCAATGAAAAAAGTTAAAGAAGATCCAAAAGGTGATGATGACAAGGAAGAGGGCATTGATGAAGCAATGCGTCCTGGTCCTCGTCAAAAAGCAATGAGAGAAAAGACCTTCCAGACAATTAAGAAGGGTGGTGGAAAGTATAGGTCTACTGACCGTGCGATTGCACACAATGTCGGAGTTCGTGGTGATGTAAGACCTGGAGACCCAGCCATCAAGTCAAGAGGTGGTGATGGTGTAAAGAAAGATAAGGGAATGGGTTATGGTGATAGAGGTGCCGGAAACAAAGCACGTCGTCGTGCTGGTGACGAACCAATGAGAGGTGATACTCGTAAAATGAAGGAAAGCAAAGAACTAAATAAAGAAGATACTGAATACAATAACGGGAGTATTTCGGAAATGTCACAAGACGAACTAATTTATAACATCGTCGCATCATATCTTCTAGAAAATAGTTTTGCAGAAGATATCGATGATGTAAATACAATGATGGAAGCAATGTCTTCTGCTTGGGTAGGAACAATCATCGAAGAGTATAACGAGTATGTAGAAGATTACAACGTATTTGTTGAAAATCTCGAAGTTGCTGGTTATGATCTTTCTGAAGCAACTGATGAAGATATCGAAGAAGCCTACAAAGATGTCGATAAGAAAAAAGCAGTAGAGAAAGCTGCAAACAAAGAGAAAGCAGCAAAGAACATTGAAAAGTTCTCTAAGTTTAGAGCCAAAGGCATTCAACAGTCAAATCAACTCAGAGGTGCTATCACAGGTGGACGTTCATCAGACCGTCCAAAAGTAAAAGGTGATAAGGATAAGCAAGAGAAGGGTGGATACAACCCAGAGAAGTTGAATAAGGATTGGTATTCTAGAGCAACACCCGAATCAAAAATGAAGAGAAAGGGTGGAGAAATGGAAACAGTCTCCCAGAGAATGGACAGAGAGCATCCTTATAAGAATAGAATGGTTGGTAAGATGGGTAGAGAATTTGGTACTCGTTCTGCTGCTAACGTCACCGACGTATTGAAAGCATTAGAAGGTAATCGTAAGAAGAAGTAATTTTTTCTAACATAACGATTAAAAACACCCCTTGACAAGGGTGTTTTTTTATGACTATAATAACTCTGTGGAGTTTGAAAGTTATATAGTAACTCTAAATAACTCCACAGTGAATGTATTCTATGAGTAGTTATGAAAACGCTTGGACTTTCTTGGAACGAACTTTTGATACTGATGATGTTCGGGACAACTTTGGTTTTGTTTATCACATTACCAATCTCACAAACCAACGACAGTACATTGGGAGAAAGTATTTTTGGTCATTTAGAACTCCAAAAGGAAAAAAACGAAAGGTAAAGCAAGAGAGTGATTGGAAAAAGTATTATGGGTCTTGTCCAGAATTAAAAGAAGATGTAAAGAAATTTGGAAAAGAAAACTTTAGGAGAAAGATTCTTTCTTTACATGAAACAAAAGGAAAAACAAATTTTGAAGAAACTCGACAATTGTTTATTAATAATGTTTTAAGTGAATCTCTTGACAATGGTAACCCCAAGTACTATAATTCTAATATACTTGGTCGTTATTACAGAAAGGATTATTTCTATGAATAAAAAAGAGACTGATGCTATCTGTAATATTGTAATTGATAAGTATATTGATCGTATGCATCAATTAGTTGATGAAAAAAGAGTTGTAGATGCAATTTGTGTATATGATGAAATTAGAGATTGGGTGATTCAAAAAGAAAACCTTGATTGCCTTCTATTAGAATATATTGGTGATAATAGTTAATATTGCGGGTGTGGTGTAGCGGTAACATGCGAGCCTTCCAAGCTCTTGTCACGGGTTCGATCCCCGTCACCCGCTTATATAAAAGTATACATTGAGTTCTTATATATACTTTCAGGAGTTTGTAATAACTAAATTTTAAATTTTCTTTATCGTGAATATGATTTTTTTAATGCATTACAATTATAAAATGGAGAGATAAAATGCTAACAATTAGATGTAAAGAATGCAGAGCAGAATTAACAAGTACTAGCAAAGTACAATTTTGCGGATGCCCCAATCAGATGAGTATTGTGGATGATAAAATCAGTGCAGCTGATTTAGACAAGGTTGTTATTGTTACCAACGATTTAGAAAGAAAACTTGATAGTCATTTTTCTAGAAAAGAATTGCAATATCAAGAAAATAGACGTAGGAGAAAGGTCAGGAGACTTGATTTTGATACTAAGTAGTGTAATGAAATAAACATATTTTGTTTTCATAGAGTTTATTTGATTATTAAATAATATAATAATCAAATAATCAAATAAACTCTATGGATAAGCACACCTACGAAAATTGGGTAAGAGTAAAGGAAACTTTTGAGGAATCTGGTAATACTGATAATATGTTTTATAAAAGAGCATGTTCCATAGTGGCAAATAAAGTAGATCCACTATCGAATTATCTAGGAGGAGAAAAAAAAGAATGAATTCGATAGTCTTATTTGGGTGTTTTTTACCACTTATTATCATATTCATAGTAATGAAACTTACTGTTTGGGTTGAAGCAGTTAACGAAGAACAGAATTATGTCAGAAAAGAACCTTCAAGGAAAAGAGGACCCTACTTGGAAGATGTATATGCAGACGTTGACGATGAGGAAGAGGAATATGGAAATCGCACAGACTATAAATGATGCTTTGTATGAATACTATGTTATAGAGCAAGGTAAACCTATTCCTAACTGGAGAATAAATAAAGATCCACAGTGGTGGATAGATTACTTGAAAGAATTGGGATTAGACTAATGAAGCAACAAAGTGAAAAAATGAATAATATTGTAAGGTATGATAATTTTTTCTCACCCAAAGATTTCATGTTGATACTTGAGAAATTGAATCAACCAAAATGGGAATATGGTCATGGTTCATATCGACCAGGACATCCGAAGAGAAATATACCATTTTGGATGATGCACTTGGGTGACGACTCTTTCTTCACCGAATATCTTCTAAACATCATTGAGGAAAAGACTAATCAAAAATATGAATTAACTGCTCTTTATTGCAATGGTCATCCATTTGGCACTTCTGGTACTTTTCATAAGGATTATGGCAATGACCAAGGCAGAACATTTCTTCTTTATGCTAATGATAGTTGGGAACAAGAGTGGGATGGTAAGACAGTATTTGAGATAGGTGATACATATCATTACTCTGAGTTTGTTCCTAACTCAGCAATAATATTCCCTGGGAATATTCTCCATAGAGCAGAAGGAACATCTAGATCATTTACAGGTCTGCGTAAAACAGTTGCTTGGAAACTCGTACTAAAATGAACATATCTTGCTATGAATGATTTTTTTAATTATATAAAACAAGATGCTATAAATTTGACTAAAGTGCATACCTGGATGACAGTAGATGAAGCAGAACTTTTAATTTATGATGCATTTATTAGACGTAGACATACTGATAGAAATAGTGGATGGTCTACAGTAATGAATAGAATAAAACCAGAGTATGCAAAGTACCAAATGATGACTGAAGATTATTTGAGAAAACGTATTAAAATTGCAAGAGAAAATAAAGAAAGAAACTCATAGACATTTAACGTAGGATGTGTTATAATTTAGAAGTGTTCTACTGGGTTTTATGATAAATAAACCAAATATTGAATACTATTCTGTGGAGTATTGGGAAGAAAACTGGGAAGAACTTTTTGAAAGAGTTGAACAGGGTGAAACAATTGGTGTTAAAAATACCAATGGAGATAAAGCTATAATGCTTCCTGCTGATAATGAATTAATTGAAATGTATAGAGATTTAAATAATGAAGGTCCCTGAAGCATATAAGTTCATATCTGATGATAGGAAACCTATTATTGTAAAACATAGTAATATATGTTATCCACCACCACATAAAGATTTTATAGAAAGAGTTGACACACAATATCCAGGAGTTATAATAGATTTTGAAAATGGATATTATCTTTTAGAAGATGGATGTCATCGAATTGGTAAATTACAAAAAGAAGGTATTTACGAATCATTATTTTATGTAGTGACAATCCCAGAATACAAAAATGGAATTGTAAAAATGTATATTACCAAAACAAACCAAGTTGTTTCACTTGGTGAATGGAATCACAATTCACTTGACTTACTCAAGCATAATTAGTAGCATATACATCTGCTTCCTTAGCAATCTGGTGAATGCAGCAAACTCATAATTTGCCTAAGGTGAGTTCGATCCTCACAGGAAGCATGGTCTCGGATAGACCCTAAACCTGCCCTGGTCGGGACCCCCCTCTCGTATAAAATAAACTATGTCAAGCATTGTAGGTAAGCCCTGGGGATGGTATCTTGATTATGAAAGACATCATAATCTTGTTATAAAAAAGATACATATTAAACCCCTTCAAAGATTCTCTCTTCAAAAACATTTTAAGAGAGATGAGTTTTGGTATATACTTTCCGGAACAGGAACTATTACTATTGATAGTGAATTAAAAGAAGTATACCCAGAAGATTCTTTTTTTATACCTAAAGAAACTATTCATAGACTTCAAGGTGGTACTGAGGGAATTACTTTTCTTGAAGTGCAAAGGGGTGAATGCTATGAACATGATATAGTGAGATTGCAAGATGATTACAATCGAGTCACGGATTGACTTTAAAAGTACTGGTGCGGGTGATTACGTTGCCGCCTGGTTTCTATGTTCCAGTTAAAGACATAGTGGTGGAGCTCATTTAATCGAACCCTTCCGTGTGGTTGTTTTCCAATTTAGCAACTGAAATAATAAAATTGGTGGCGAGCCTGAATATATTATTAAAGAGAGGTTTACAAGACCTCTCTTTTTTAGTATAATATATACTACGTGTTATCAAATTTTTGATTAAAAAATGAGTGAATATAAGAAGACAGCACTTGTTCTAGGTGCTGGTGGATTTATTGGAAGTCATATGGTTAGACGACTTCGTTCTGAAGGGTATTGGGTCCGAGGAGTAGACCTTAAACGTCCAGAGTTCTCTGAGACAGAAGCAAATGAGTTTGTTCAGGGAGACCTTCGTGACGTAACTTTTGTGAAACGAGTTCTTGGATTCAAGGGGTATTTGGGAAACTTTTATAACTCTGTACCCGAACGTTACATTGCTCCATTCGATGAAATCTATCAGTTTGCTGCTGATATGGGTGGTGCTGGTTTTGTTTTCAGTGGTGAAAATGATGCAGATATCATGCATAACTCTGTTAGTATTAATCTAAATGTTCTTGAAGAACAACGTAAATTGAATGAAAGATGTGAAAAAAACGATACTAAAATTTTCTATTCTGGTTCTGCTTGCATGTATCCTGAGCATAACCAACTTGATCCCAATAATCCTGATTGTCGGGAGTCTTCTGCTTATCCTGCCAATCCAGACTCTGAATACGGTTGGGAAAAACTTTTTAGTGAGCGTTTATATTTTGCTTACAATCGTAACCACCAAATTCCTGTCCGTGTTGCTAGATATCATAATATCTTCGGACCAGAGGGTACATGGGATGGGGGGAGAGAAAAGGCTCCTGCTGCGATATGTAGAAAAGTGGCATATCTCCCAGATGGTGGGGGTGCTATTGAAGTATGGGGAGACGGTGAACAAACCAGATCCTTCCTCTATGTCGATGAGTGCATCGAAGCAACTAGAAGATTGATGGACTCCGACTTCATGGGACCAGTTAATATTGGTTCTGAAGAGATGGTTACCATCAATCAACTTGTAGAGACTGCTGCTAAGGTTTCCGGTAAAGAAGTCTCTAAGATTCATATTGATGGACCTCTTGGAGTTCGTGGACGCAACTCTAATAATGATGTGATACGTAGGGAACTTGGATGGGATTATGCTCAAACACTTGAAGAAGGTATTCGTAAAACATACGAATGGATTCAAGAACAAATTCTTTATAAATCACTGGAGGACTGAAGATGCCTAGTTGGAGACGCAGTACTATGGACATTGTTATCAATGACTATAATACTTTTGATAAAAAAGATTTAAAGAATTTCGATATATACGAATTTGGTGTCTTCCGTGGTGACTCCATGGTTGAACTTTCTGCTCTTTTCAATAAGCATAAAATTCATGTGAATAAATTTCATGGATTTGATGTATTCAGTGGTATGCCCAAAGAAACTGCTGAACCTATTTTCCAGGACTCATGGAATCCAGATATTCTTCCAGACGAGTTTAACGTAATGTCTTATGATGAAACTCTCAAAACACCAGAAGAATGTGCAGAAGTAGTTAGAGAGAAAGCACAAAATGTTTTGGATATGGGAAATAATCCAACAAAAGTAAATGTTGTTGCTGGACTGGTAGAAGAAACACTATCTAAGCAGGAGGATTTGAAACCAGCATTCTATGTTGATTTTGATTTAGACATTTATTCTCCAACAAAGTATGCTTTTAATTACTTGATGGAGAATAAATTGATTGTCCCAGGAACAATTATAGGTTATGATGACTGGGGTGGGACTCCAGATTTTGATACTTTTAAGTATGGGGAATCTAGAGCACACAAAGAAATCATTGATGAGTGGGGAATTAAGATGACCAAACTGTTACAGAATGGTAACTCATATCCTCATGTTCAGACTGTGTGGATTGTTCAGGAGGTATGATGACTACACTAGTTTATGTTGGTGCAAATGTTGGGCATTCCTTAGGACAAGTTGCTGGTAATTTTGATAAAGTTTATGCTTTTGAACCAGACCCAGAAATGTTTGAATCTCTTTCTAATAGATATTCAAATAATCCCAAGTTTACTCTTGTGAATGCTGCTTGTTCATTGGAAGATGGAGAAGCAAATTTCTATGTAACTGGTAACCGAGTTGCTAGTAGTCTTGGTGATGGTATCAAGGAATTTAAAGACTTTCATGGATATAATGCTGAAGTTATAAAAGAGATTACTGTTAAAACAATTAATCTTGCGGACTATTTAAAGAAAGAAGGTGTAGAGGTTATTAATCTTTATTATTCGGATTGCCAAGGTAGTGACTTAAATGTTCTTACAACCATCAAAGATTGGGTTAATGACGGGAATATTGGTGAGTTGTTTTTGGAAACTCATGGCAACAAACAAAATATATACCATGGACTTGAAAATAGACTTTCTGGATTTAAAGAACTTCTATCCAAAAACTTTGATCTTGTTCATGCAAGTTTAGGTTGTCATAACGGTAAAATTGTGACTGAAGAAAATATTCCACCAGAAGACCCAGAGTTTGATTGTTACTGGAGATTGAAAGGTGAAGACCCAGGTGTGGGTGAAACATTAACTGCTTAATAAAAACTATGAAAATTTTAAATCTAGGTTCCAGTGGACAGATTGGTGCTTACTTAACTGAATATCTTCGTAAGAAAGGTCATGAAGTTATTGAATATGATAAGAACCTTGGACCACAGTATAACCTCACAGTAATCCCTAGTACCTGGTTGGAGTCCTGTATCAAGCAAGCAGACTTTGTATTCTTCCTTGCCTTTGATGTAGGTGGATCTAGGTATCTTAAAAAATATCAAAACACCTTTCAGTTTATTGATAATAATACTCGTCTCATGGCAAATGTTTTTGGTTTGCTAGAGAAGTATAATAAGAGATTTGTATTTGCATCATCTCAGATGAGTAATATGAGTTACTCACCTTATGGTGTAATGAAACGTGTTGGTGAACTTTATACTACTGCACTTAAAGGACTGACTGTTAAGTTCTGGAATGTTTATGGTATTGAAAATGATCACGATAAAGCACATGTAATTACAGACTTCATCCGTAAAGGATTTGAAGAAGGTGATTTTGAGATGATGACAGATGGTACAGAGGAACGTCAGTTCTTGTATGCCGAGGACTGCTGTGAGGCACTAGAGACTGTGATGGAGAACTTCACAGACTTTAAATCAGAAGACCCTCTTCATATTACGTCTTTTAATACTGCGACTATTTCAGAAGTTGCTAGTATTATTCAAGGACAATTTAATATTATCAATAGGGAAATAAAAATTAGTCCTGGTCTTGCAAAAGATAGTGTACAAAAAGATAAGAGAAACGAGGCAGATAATTTCATCACTGGTTGGTGGTTACCTAAAACAACTCTCCAGGTTGGAATTCAAAATGTATTTAATGAAATGAAAAAGGAGTACGGGTACTGATGAAACTACTAACACTTGAAGATTACGAAAAGGCAGGAGAAACATTCTGGCCTAAGTACTGGTACGTTGCCAAAGAACTTGGTGAAGGTGCTAGATCAGAAGACATTCTGAAATGCATGGAAGCTGTTGGTACAGTTGCACTGAGATTTAAGATGGAAGAAAAAGAAGGTCCATTTGGTTTCAATAAGAAAAAGGACGAGGTTGATGAAGAAGTTCAAGATTAATCTTTATTGTAATGATAGATTAGAACCTTCGTCTTCTGATAAAAATGATCAAAAATTTACTGACTGGGTATATGATGGTTCTGGTGAAGTTGACTTTTATGTCAATCAGAGAGCATTAGAACCATTTTCTAAGGTAAATGATAGACCAACATACATTTGGTTACTAGAATCAAAGCAAATTATTAAACCTTACTATGATTGGATTCTTGCAAACTATGACTTTGTTGCTTCCAGAGTGGATGGGATTATTAGTTGCGATAAAGAACTTTGTAAAAAATATCCAAAGTTTATGTACTCGGTAACTAATGCTGCACCTTGGGTAGTTGATAGGCAACTCTTTGAAAAGATGAAACTTGTCTCGATGATTTCTTCTAATAAAAGAATGATTCCCGGACACTTGAAACGACTTGAGTTTGTTGACAAGTTTAAAAATCAAGTCGATTTGTT